ATGTTTCTTATTATATACCTATTGGTGAATTGAAAGAACAAGATATTAATATAAGCGTTGTTACAAGAGGTATCAACCAGGGTTACGATATTGCAGAGTTGGTTCCAGATGGGACAACAGTGTTCGAAGAATCGCCAGAGTATGATTCAATGCAGGACCAAAGGTTGGTAGAGATTAAACGACAAGAGAAAATTGAGGAGTATAAGAGAGCTAAGTATCGAGAGAATAAACCACACTTGTTTGATGGAACGCCTCAGGTTCATAAATTTGGTGAATATGCACAGTATTTGGCGGATAGTTATAGTTTTGCATGTAGTAAGGTTAGTGAAAATAATCACAAATAAAGGAGAATGGTTATGAACTATGAAACTATGTTAAACATGCTTATGCAAGGTTTAAAACAAAATGTTAGAAATAATAACAATATAAACAGTTTGAAGAAACAAAGTTTACTTATGAATGAAATTATGGATAACGTTAATGAGATTATAGATAATCGTATTTATGAATTGGAGGGACAACAAAATGATTAAAACAAGAATAAAAGATTTAACTAAAGGTGATTATGTTAAATATGGAATACCTTTTTCAAACAATATAAACACGGCTAGAGTAGATCATATTGTAACGGACATGACACATCATAGAGACATCGCTAGAGTAAAAACATTTGATGGTAAAGAAGGTATATTGACTGATAACGATAGTTGGTTATATGTTGATGGTAAAGTTGATGAATCTTTTTGTGGAGATAAAGTTTCCAATAAGAAACCATACAAAGAGAATCAAACAAATGATGTTCAGCAAAAGAAACGTTTTGAACATTTAAAAGGTAATTTAAGCAGAATGGAAAGGTTACATAACAATAAACCAAACGACATCATAAACAAACCCAACCATTACACATACGGTGATATAGAAACAATAGACTTTGTAGAACAAGTTACATCTGCATATCCTACCAACATTGCATTTAGCATTGGTAACGTTATTAAATATATTGCTCGAGCGCCTTTCAAGAATGGTGTTGAAGATTTGAAAAAGGCTGTTTGGTATTTGGATAGAGCTATTAAGAAGTGGGAGGAGAAATAATATGAAATTTCAAAAACAATTTAGAAAACTAGATGAGTGTATAAATGTAACAGAAGGTAGTGATATTAACACGTTGATACCTGACCATTTTTTTAAAAGAAAAAGTGGTAAAACGGTAAATTTAATCAATTTAGCTAAAAAGCATAACGGATATTATGTGTGTCCTAGTATAAGTTTTAATGAAATAGCTAGACGTATTGACCCTAGTGTAAAAACTTATTCAATAAGACAAATACTTTGTAAAGATGGTCTGTTAAAAGAGGGTGACATTTTATTTGTAGATGGTATTTATGAAAAAGATATTGAAAAATTAAAACAATTTAAAGGTATTAGGTTAATAGGTTTTGTGAAAGTGGATTTTAATTATTGTAAACAGTCACCTTATATCATCCAAAAGATTAAGAAATGATTAAACACAGCATTGTCATGGCAGTGTTGCCAGAGGATAAGGAACATAACAGGAAAGTAATGGAGGGGTTGAGAAGATGGTAAAGATTAAACGAGAAGTAAAGAAAAACTTACCACAGTTGATTGAGTGGGGATTTGATAATCCAGAGTTAGTAAAAGGGAGAGCTTATAACATTGATGATGAAAATGTTAGATTTGCCCCTTATGTGTCATTCCTTGCAGACGGAACGGGTGTAAGAGTCCCATGTACTATAACGCAAGACAATACTTTCACAGTCGAAGAAGAAATCGAAATTGATGAAGATACAGTGATACCTAGACTGATAACTAGAAATACACATGGTGGTTATAACGAATGGACAAATGAAAGCGTGAATGGTTTCAATTTGACGCATGTAGAAGCTATTTATATTCCAAACGACGACTTAACATTAACACTTATTTGGACTAAAGATAAAGGGCTGGTGGAGTAGATGATAGACATAGTATTAAGTGGGACTGTGATTATCATATTCATTATATTTTTTATGGTTATGACTAAAGGTGAGTAGAGGAGTTGAGTAGATGATGTATAAAGTTTTTATAGATAGTGGAGACCCATCTCTAAATTTAAACTTAGGAGATGCGCTATATGGGATACCAACAACCGTGGAAGCTATAAATGAAAAAGATGCGGAATATAAAGCTATTAGGAAATTTAAGGATAATTTTTATACTATCGGTGATGTGTTGGTTACACATATTGTAAGGAGTGATGGCGAGTGAGTTATGAAGAGATTTGGAAGAAAGCCACTAAAGAAGTTGCAAGGGAACGTGACCAATACAAAGCAGAACGCGACACACTAATCGATGATATAGCAGTGTTGAAAGTAAATATTAGTAGGTTGGAACGGGAGAATGAATGTGAGAAAGAATGGTTTTATAAATATAGTTGTGAATTAGAACATATCGTCAAGCATGAACGAGACACAATTAAGAGGTTGGAACGAGAGAATGAACAGAAAACAAAAGTTATTAATTTATATAAAAAAGCTTATGAAAAAACGCATAAAGGTTGGTTTAGATATAGAGAATTAACCAACCACATAAGAGATATGAAGTTTGCATCACCTTATTCATATAACTATATACACTTGGTTAACTTTATTAAGGAATTGGAGCGTGATTAGATGGCGTATGAGTATGAGAAAGAAAATATTAGAAAGCTAAAAAGTTATAACGTTCTATCAGGTGGAGCCAACATTACAAAACCAATTGACGAAATACAAGAAGTCTATCGCAAAGCAAAGGCGTTTGATGAAATTTACAAATTTTTATCTAATTCACCTATTAAGCCTTTCTTTAAAGAGTATTTAGAACGAATGGCTAATGAACTGGAGCGTGCAGACGATGAAAAAATTTAATGAACCTGGTGCAGGTGATTATCTAATGGCTGCAATTGTATTGTTTGGATTAGCTTTTATTTATTTTCTTATAAAGTATTAAGGAGCGTGATTAGATGGCTAGAGAACCATTTGGTATGGATCTTTGGAGGTATCAAGATTACAAAATTCAACAAGAAGTCTATCGCAAAGCAAAGGCGTTTGATGAAATTGAATTAACAGTTACACAACCAGCCACTGAATTACAGATAACAAAAGACAGTAGTATACAAGCGATACCACTTAGTAATGAGGCGTATGAGAAAGCGGTAAAAGGAGAGCGTGATTAGATGGCGTATGAGTATGAAAGCAGACTAAAGAACAGATTATTAGATTTAGAATTCGATACTTGGGAAGAAACAGCGCAATGTGAAAGAGAATATCGAGAGTTGGAACATGTCTATCGCAAAGCAAAGGTTTTAGATGAAGTAAAAAACTTCACTACCGAAAGATTAAAAGAACAGAAACTCACTGACGAATATGATTTTGGTGAAAGATTAATATGTGAAGAAATAGAAGATATTATTGGAGGACAAATAAATGATTGAACCAAAAAATACAAAATTAGGAAACGACAACTACGCTATCTTACAGGGATATGAAAATACCCAATCACTACAAATCAAACTACTAAGCGACAACGCAACAATGCCGGAACGTCATCATGATACAGATGCAGGCTATGACATATACGCAGCAGAAACAGTGATACTTGAACCACAACAGAAAGCATTAGTTGCTACTGATCTAGCAGTGAATATTCCTAAAGGCTATGTGGGATTACTGACAAGTAGAAGTGGTGTGAGTAGTAAGACACATCTTGTAGTTGAAACAGGTAAGATTGATGCAGGGTTTCAAGGTCATATGAGGATTAATGTTAAGAATGACTTTATACTAATTAAAAAAAGAAAGAAAACCGAGGCGTATTTTAATGTTGAAGGTAAAGGGGTTCTAGATTTAAAGAGTGATAAGAAATACAAACTTCGAACATACCAAATCAACAAAGGCGACCGACTAGCACAGTTAGTCGTTGTACCAATATACACACCAGAGTTAGAACCAGTTAAGGAGTTTAGCAATGAAACAGCAAGAGGAGAACAAGGATTCGGAAGTACAGGAATATAAAGACATACTTGAACGTGTACGAATAATCTTAGGCAAGGAGTGAGTGTGGATGGAAAATTATTATACTAAGAGTTTTAAAAGTATTCATGAACGTGTAGCCAATGCTAGGGCTTATGTACAAGATAAACTTGAACACGCTAAATATGATGAAGCAGATATAAATTTCATAAAACAATTAGAAGCTGAATATTACGCATTAGAAGTAATATGGGTCAACATGAATGAGGTTGAAACTGATAGACCTAGATAAGGAGTGAACCTATGCAATACCTAGTACGTAAAATACACCACACAACAGGCGAAGTGTTCCTGGATGCAACTAAGGCTAAGGAGAATGAAACGTTTGTTGTGGTGG